AAGAACACGTCGCAAGCATCAAGGCCAACTACGTTGAGCCAGATGATGACAGCGGCGATGATAACGAACTGCGTAACGCTCTTGGAAAGTTAAAGTAATGGCCCTGTTCATCGAGATTAACATTGCTGACGGTCGCAAGACCCGCATCCGATCTGACCGGATCACTGAGCTGCGTGATGACTTTGTCGGCGCTGGTAAGGGCAAGGAGCGTCGCCCCATCTGCCGGATCATCATGGACAATGGCGCTAACGTCGCTGCTGAAGGCGAAACCGTGGCAGACTTTTGGTCAAGGATGGAACGTGCGCTTGGTGTCAATGTGGCTTTTGTTGCAGCGCCAGTGACCGAAGAGGTCACTCCAGACGATGGGCCTTTAGAAACGAATGATCTTTGAGGACGCCATAGACGAAATGTTGGTGGGGAAAATCTGCGCCCGTGAGGCGTGGGGAGACCCCTCCTATTTCTCTTATGTCGTCCACTACTTCATTAAAGACACCCCGGTCTGGCGCGTGATGAATGTCCAAAGCGATGATTCAGAAGCTGATGACTGGTACGTTATAGGCTACTTGCAATGACCACAAAACGCGCCTTCATTGAGTTGCTAATCAAGCCGGGCAGACGCGCCGTAATCGAACTTGGAACCATCCAAGCGATCTTTACGTCTGAGGGCTTTGACTGTTTGAGCATTGCCTCTCCTGACGATCCTATCACCATCTTGATGACGGGTGGTCAACAGGTTGAGACGTATGGAATTTCCGTGGCGTCAATTATGATTGCCATGCAGACTTATGGAAGGATCGACGGATGGCTACCCCTCCCGTAGATGAATTTGCCAACCCACTATGGCTCCCCGCTTTCAAGGTCTTCCTGTCCAAGGTGAAGATCGCATCAAAGGAAAGCTCGGCTGGCGCAACCCAGATCGAACTGTACAAAGCCCAAAACATTTTTCTTGATGCTGTAGCTGATGGCGTTCGTGACGGCACACGGCACTTTACCGTTCTCAAGGCTCGTCAGCTTGGTATCTCCACGGTGATGCTCGTTCTTGATTTGTTCTGGCTGTATATGAACCCCGGCCTCCAAGGCGCGATGATCGCTGACACCGCTGACAACCGAGAGAACTTCCGCAAGCAGATCGTGGACATAATGGAGTCCCTGCCCAAGGGCTGGCAAATTCCTGTGATCGCCCACAACCGAAATGAATTGCGTCTGGCTAACGGATCAGTGCTTCAGTACCTGTCGGCTGGCCGTGGTCGCAACTCTGGCCTTGGCCGTTCACGCGCACTGAACTTTGTTCACGCTACTGAAATTAGCTCATGGGGCGATCAGAAGGGCATCGACTCCCTGCGAGCCGCTATGGCTCAAGAAAATCCAAACCGCCTGTACATCTTTGAAAGCACGGCACTGGGCTACAACGTCTTTTACGATATGTGGAACGAGTCCAAAGAAAGCGAGCCAAGCCAGAAGGCCATCTTCATTGGCTGGTGGGCCAAAGACACCTACCGCTTTAAGGAAGGCTCTGCCCTGTACAAGCGATATTGGGAATTGGCTCCCGAGCTGGATGACTTTGAGGAAGAGACCGCCCGCTCTGTGAAGCTCCAGTACGGCCACGACATAAATTCGGAGCAATGGGCTTGGTATCGTGAGAAAGCCGCCCAGCGGTCTCGTGACAGCCTTCAGGAGGAGTTTCCGTCCACAGAGCAGGAAGCCTTCGTTGCGTCTGGCTATTCGTTTTTTAATCAGCAGCGCATCAATGCGGACTTGCAGTTTTTGCACTCTGGCAAATCCACTTTCACCGGGTGGCGCTACGAATTAGGAAATAGCTTTCTTGACATGAAGTTGGAGCCGTCAAATGACGTTGATGCACTTGATCTGCGTGTGTGGGAGAAGCCTAAAGCCAATGGCATTTATGTTATCGGAGTTGACCCAGCATATGGGCGAAGCATGGACGCTGACCGCTCTGTTATTTCAGTGTGGCGATGCTTTAGTGATAAGATCATTCAGGTGGCTGAGTATGCCACTCCATTGCCTGAGACACGCCAAGTTGCTTGGGTTATGGCGCATCTAGCGTCAGAATACCGGGACTGCATCATCAATTTGGAAATTTCCGGCCCCGGTGGTCAGATCATGCAAGAGCTAAACACCCTCAAGCAGCACCTTACATGGGGGCATTTGCGTGAAACCGCCCGCCAATTGAAGGTCGAGGACTGTTTGGAGGGGGCAAAATGGTTTCTTTGGAACCGCCCAGACAGCATGGGTGCTGGATATTCTTATAACTGGAAGACAAATTACGACAATAAGACTCTGATTTTTAACAAAATACGGGATACTTATAACAGCGAACAGTGCATCGTCCGGTCAAATCATCTTCTTAACGAGATGTTAACCCTTCAGCAGGACGGGGATCGCATCAATGCGGCGGGTCGAAACAAGGATGACCGGGCGTTTGCCGCCTGTTTGGCCGTTTATGCGTGGGATACATGGCGCAGAACCCCCATGATGGCGGAAAATCGCACGTTTGATAACGAGATGATTAACCAAACACGCCAAGAATCCGTCCGAAAAGACCACGTTATGGGCAATGTCATCCCGCAATTCTTTGCAAGTCAGCAAGCAGCTAGGCAAAAAGCCTACTACGACTCTTTAGTGGAAGATTAAATTATGGCAATCCGTGGCACTTACCTGTGTGAAGACTGCAATCATCAGTTCATTGGGTGGCGCGAAAGCGATGGCCCCTACCCAAATTGCCCCGCTTGTGGCGTTGAGGGTGGGTTTGCCCCCATGTCTCCGTCAATTATTGGCGTAAAGGCTAAGGCAATCGATATTGCCCAAAAAATTGCTGAAGAAAACTTTGGCCTTACAGACATGAACGACAATCAAAAGATTGGCGATGTTGCTGCAAAAGCACCCTCTGCAATCCAAACCGCTGAGGCGGATGCAATGACCAAAGAATTGATGGTTGCTACTAATGCACCCCCCTCAGTGGCCCCACACTTGCAAGGCTACGTTAAAAGTTTCTTTGGTGCGGCCTATGCTGGGGGTGGCGCACCCGTTGATACGTTAGCTCAAATCCAAGGCGCGGCCCCTGCTGCTGCTGAGGCTAGGAAAATGGGCGTAGACCCTATTGCGCTTTTGCGCGATGCAAAAGGCCAGCGTGGTGGTATTGATAACATCCAAGTTGTTGGAACACATAAGGCTTAACCATGAAGCTGCCGTCCAAAAATGTTGGCTCGTGGGCCAGCGAGATTATCGATGAGTGCCTGACAAGCAGGGATACTCGCCGTGGTATGTATAAGAGGTTTAAGAACCTCTATTACGCTGGCGCTGACGCTGGAATGTCTAAGGACAATATGTGCTTTGCACATGTGGACAAGCTGTCATCGTACCTGTTCAGCCCAGCTGACGTGCAGTTCAATGTTTCGTTTGAGCAGGATGAGTCGCCAATTTGGAGTGGCGCAGCAGACATGGCGGGCAACCACCTTACCCGTGAGTTTCGCCGCAACAAGTGCGCCCTTACCTTTGCCGCCGCCCTTGATACCGCGCTCATTAAGGGTTGCGCGCTTATTAAGCTGACGTGGGATGCCAATGGTCTTAAGCCATTTATTATCCAGCCGGATATGTTTGGCGTAATGCGCGAAGACCTTGAAGACCTAAATGATCAAGACGCTTTTGTTTATTCCTACTATCTTACGCCATCGCAATTTGATCGCATGATGGTTGGCGATCCTAAAGCCAAACAGATCACGGCTGCGGTTGCTGCTCAATCATTCTCGCACCCGGACTCGGACTTTGAGCAAAGCTATTTCCGCGAAATTATTGCGGGCGGCATTAACCCAATTGGCCTTAATTCTCCGAGTGGCCAGAAGGGCAACGTGCCTTACATGGCTACGCCTTCAGCTCAAATGTCTCCACAGGTGGCCAGCCAGCTTGTGCGGGTTGATGAGCTGTGGGTGATGAACGATGACGCCCGCGACGGCAAGGGTGACTGGCACTGCATCCGCATGGCTGGGGATGTTGTGATTGATGGTGAGTTTTATACCCGCAATCTCTTTGGCGTAGGCGGTGACCATCCGTTTGTTAAGGTGTGCCCCAACGAGACGCAGGGCTATTTCTGGGGCCGATCCGAGTTGGCTAACGTCGCGCCCGTTCAGATGTGGCTCAATGAGCGCCTTGATGACATTGACCGCATCTTTAAGCGCCAAGCCAACCCTGCCCGTATGTTTATTGGGTTTGGCGGGATAACGGATGAGAAGGCTCGTATCCTAGCGTCACCCGGCGGCAATCTGATTGATAGCCAGCCAAACGGCAAGATTGAGAC